CACTGGATGCGTGCCTAGCCCAACCCTCGGGCTAAGGGGCCACGCCCGACCGCGCATCAGTAGCGGAAAGGGGGCCATCCTAAGAAGAAGTAGGGGATTCCTGGGTCGGGAATGGTATCTATAATATATGAAAGGGGATTTCCCAGAATCAATGCGAACGCAGACGGAGATAAACAGAGCTAGTATTGAGAAGCATCTGAAGGATGCCTGGACGGTGGCGATTCACACCTATGGATCAGAGGCAGCGATTGTGAAAGCAATCGAACAGGCGATGGCGGTGAGTGAATGAGTAATTACAAACTTTATTGGCGGAACCCGAAGACTCGAGTGATGGAACGCATCCCAGGAGTGCATCTTATGACATGGTTTGGAAAGCCCAACAAGATTTACGCCGATTGGGATGGGAAAGCCGTTATCGAACCCGACGGAATCCAACTCAAGCACCAGCATGGTGTACCATTTCAACCAGGTGAATCACCATGAAGTGTCGAATATGTCAAGGGGAGTTTGAAAGCATGAATCCTTGGCACGTCACTTGCCTTGTTTGCTTCAAGATTGAGAGTGGGTTGAGATGAAGCACCTCATCAGCGCAACCCTCTCGATGGAAGCGGGCCAAGTCTGGGAGTCATGGCCAGTACATTCAGAGACCGAGGTCGGAAGAAGCGCAACACTGTCGATGTTGTTGGTCGACTCAGGAGAGCTAGTGCTACGCCAGAAAGCGAATTCCGCGATGATTGGATCTCTTCGAGGTAATATCGCAACTCATCGCCGTCGAATTCTAGATTTTCTACGCTCTACACCCCCCATTGATGAGGCATACAAGGCAATGTTTCACGATATTATCTGGGAAATGAACGAAGACCTGGCCGGTTCAATCCATCATGAGCCGATTCAGGAAGACTGAGCTGAGTTCCGAACCAAGGCGAGAGCGCCTCTCCAATCGGTTGTCTCGTATTTCTCCAACACGATGATGTAATTCACGTAATAGTTCGTTCCGCCTCCGTTGGAGCCCCGAACATACAAATCTTCAACGACAAAGTTGTCTGGATCTACGGTGCCGCCTGCCTGGGCTGGACCTCCTGACCTGACTTCATGGCCCGCCCATCCGATTTGCCGCTGGTCTCCTAAGTTCCAATCGTTCGTCGCTGCCACTTCTTCGGTCGCTAAGACCCCATAGACATCATTCGCAGCGGTCGAAGGATCATCTGTTAAGAGTTGGAATGAAACCACCTTGTAGCCTGTATCAAAACGACCATCGAATAATGTGATTCGCTGCGTTATCCTGTGCTTCAATCTCCCCCGAGCTGTATATTCACCTATCTTCTTCATTTCATCGCCTTCTTTGTTTCACGGTGAGCACGCTTCATCAGTGCTGATGCTGAAGTTCGTGGATGCTTTTTCTTGAGAGCCTTCAGTTTCTTCCCGAATACCTTCTGGTATTTGCCGACCTTCCTCTTGGCTTTCTTCCGCATCGGGGCCCTTGCGGAATCTCTGACTAGGTTGGCTCCGGTGGCTCCCTCAGAGAATACCAGGGCTTCACGATACCCTGCTGCGAATCCGTCTTCCCAGGCGCCCATCTTACTCCCTCACTGTTGGGAGAGAGCAAGGGCCGTGCTGCTTGCTTGGGTTGCGTTCTCCAAGGTGCATTCCATTACGATTGAGATATTGTAGTCGCCAAGCGCTGAGGTTGCGTCGGCTTCGCTTGAAAGATATAGTGAATCGACGGCGATAAGATACCCATTGCGCCAGGTCTGCGGCATCTGATCCTTTGAGACTGAATCGAAATCTATGTTTGTTGATTCAGCTATCATGTATCGACCCGAGGCGACTACTGACTTGTCCGCGAGAGTGACTAAGGTTGTTTGCTGCTGGGTTGTCAGATCCCATCCGATGTTCATTGTGGCCCCGCTCACAAATGGCCCCTTCTCGGGCTCAGAATCGTCTTGAATTTGGATTTCGATTGCATGGACGCGCAGAACGGTCGATTTGGAAATGCCTAGATTCACGAATGATCCAAGGTCGATCTCTGTATCAACAAACGCGTTTCCGGTCTGGACTAATTTCGCTCTGATGAAGAATGAATCACTCTTTGCCATGTTCTGTCGTCTGATTTCCGGTTTATGAACTTCTCCTGGCATGAGCTAAGGCCATTTCTTTCCAGAATACGGAAATCCGAGCCCCTATCTCGCCGTTAATCTTCTCTATCTATCACTGGATGCGTGCCTAGCCCAACCCTCGGGCTAAGGGGCCACGCCCGACCGCGCATCAGTAGCGGAAAGGGGGCCATCCTAAGAAGAAGT